AGCGGCCCCTGAATCGCTCGAGCGCTGGTGCTTGACGGAATCCATCAATGCGTTTGGGAAGGCGTCGCAGCGGCATCTGGAGGCGGTGCTGGAGGTACACCGGGCCAGGCAGTGATCCTGCGGTATTCCGCCAGTGTCGGCGGATCCTCACACAGCGGCTGCAGCCCGCAAGCCCGCAGCCTCGAGCGCCACGACCCAATCGACGGGCCGATGTACCGACGCCAATAATCGCCGTCATACAGGTGGGCCGTCTGGGCCTGATCGTACAGCAAGCAGGTCGATTCGTGCAGCCCAAAATGCCGGCCGGGGTAGCTCTCGGTGCCCCACAGTTGTTGTTCGAAATCGCCCCAATTCCTTGATTGGATTGCATCGTTCCGCACCCACCACCACGTGCCGGCGAAGTGCCACGGACTGGCACTCCAGCCGATCGCTTGTGTCGATCGAAATGCCCCGCAGGTCGGCTTCCGCCCGAGCGACCATTGAACGAATCGAGGGTAGTCCAGACACGCCTCAGCCATCGCGTCGCACCACAGATGTGACGCCGACCCAGGTGCATGGGTGGCCCCCTTGGCGTGGCAGTACAGCGTGATTCCCGGCTCGTGGATCGTCGATTCCAAAAGCCACAGGAATTGTTGGACCTCCTGCAGCTCCGTGTTTTGAGCGATCGAAATCTCGGGCCGCAGCGAACCAAAAGCCTCTGCGACCTCATCCGGATCGTCGCACGAGTCGTCAATCCCAATCGCGACCGACTTCCGGCCGTTGAACAGGCTGGCCCTCGCGACAATGTGCTCCACGCCCCTGCGCCATGCACCGCCCTTCCGGGGGTAGACCACCATCATCAAGTTACGTTGCATCGTCTGTAGTCACCCGCCACGACAGCAGCGAATTGAGCCACTGCTGCCGCTTGTCGCAGCCGCAGCCCGCATTTTTTTTGGCCAGTCCAAATGTCAGGGCATTGATCGCACTCGCGACCACGTCGCCCAGCCCAACGATTTTCGTTCGCTTCTCGCTCTGCACGTGCTGCACGAAGTCCTCGAAATCGGAACCAGTGCAGGTCGCGTGAATCGGGAATACTCGAGCGGACACGGCCAGGTTGCACACCAGGCAGCGCACTTCGATCGGCGATTCCAGCGTCCGCGGAGAGTTGTCGTGGAAGATGCAGTTCATGTCAAATCGGTGTCACCGTGATTGTTGCCGGGGCTCCCTCGCAGCAGATTTGGATTCCGCCTGAGCCCGCGTTAAAGAAATCCGTTCCATTTTTTGTGAACGTGTTCGGCCCCATGCAGTCAAATAGTGTCCTGTCCAAATCGTAGATTGCACCGAATTCGGTGAACACTGACCCTCCGCTTGGGCAGCACGCCAGTACCACGCGGGCAACGCCAGTCGAGCAAAACCGCAAGTGCCACTTGGCTGTAGTCACAGTCGCGCACAACCCGCACGCGCCAAAATTGAATTGCATGGTCGTCGTGAATGCCGGAGATGCGCGCGCGCAGCATGTCGCCGTAAAAAACTCTGGCGACAAGATGAACGTCCCGTTGTTGCGGCCGCATCCTGGCTCAATGGGAGAGCTCGCGCAAGGCGCCGGATTGGCCGTCTTGTCGACGATCCCGGAAACCTCCAGCATCCACCTCTGCGCAAGCTGGCCGCCTGTGCCTGTGCAGTATGAGCACGTTTCAGATGTGATTGTTCGGCGGTAGTAGCTGCCGTAGTAGACACTCTGCGGTGGAGGCGCAGCGCAGCAGAAGCAACCAGCCTGCCCCGTGTAGAATTGGGGCGGCCACGGAAGGCCTGATTTCTCGATCGGATTGCGCACTGTCAGCATTCCGCAGCCTCCACCTCAAAGCCCCAGGGGTAGGTCCAAACCCTCACCCACTTGTTTGCTCCGATGTTTCCAAATCGGTTGTAGGCCGTCACGTCCTGCCCAGTGTCCGAAAGCGTTGCTGCGGTCGATCCGGAGTACACTGAGATCGTCCCGTTCGCCCCCTTGTTGTGGGCCGAATTGGTCTTGCCGATGAGCGCGTAGTCGAAGCCTGCGAACACTTGCTGTGTGCGTGTGCCCGCGGCCGCCGGGATCGGGTCATTGCGCCACCAGGCGACGACCTGCCGAACGACCTCCCATGCTTTTCGGCTCGGGATTGGCATCAGACACCAGCCGTTTCCTTGACGGTGACCCAAGCAAACGGGCCTTGCATTCCGGTCGAACTGCTCACCGTCAACGCGATCGACAGCACGTCCCCAGCGGCCAATGCGGTCGACGCAAGAGTGCCATCCACAACGACCCGGTCGCCGGTTGAGTGCGTGATTGTGACCACGCTCGACAAGATCGACACTCCGTTTTTCTTCAGGTCGAACGTCACGCTGGCGCTGGTCCCAGAATCGTTGCACATCGCAGCGAACTGCTGCACCGAACCAGCAGTCTCCGCCACGAAAACGACTTCCTCGCGAGTCGTTGGAGTCGCACCGATCGCCAGGCCAAAGCCGGTCGCGCGGCGGTACAAGTGCTGCATCTTGCTGGTGTCAATCGCTGCGGAGCTCGAGATTTCTTGGTTGCCGATCGCTCCCGCGTCGACCTGCAGCGTTCCGGTGAATCTGGCCATGGGTGTCCTTCTTAGAGGATTCCGGGGAAGATGGAAAACGATTTGGGATAGTACACGCTGAACTGGCTGTACGTCGCGTTGTTGGGGCTTGGATTGCTGATTTTTTGCCCCTCTAGGTTGAGCAACACGGGTGTCGACACTGGCCGCGGAGGAGTGCCGCCGTCCATGATGTGCCTCAGCTCTCCGGACACCAACTCCCGCACGCCCTCGTTCAGCAGGTAGATTGGCTCCCACAAATCTCGCCTGTGCTCCAACTCCAGCTCGAACTCGCGGTATGTGATCAGTGACTGCGTCTTGAATGGTCCGATTGACAAGTTTGCGATCCGCAACGAGTACTTTGGGAACGTGATTCCGTCAATCCGAACGGCCCCATTGTTGATTGCGTCCGCGTAGTCCGTGATCACTGCAGGGACGGCAGTCACGTTGACCTTGATTCGGATGTGCCACCTCGATCGCTCGACCTCCAGCGGTTGCGTAGGCGTATCCCCGGCGGAATTCAGGATCGGCTTGCCGTTGATGTCCCTCAGCAGGGCTTGCTTGTACCCCTGGCTCGACCAGGAAATTTCTGGCGGAGTGAGCGGGCTGGGCTGAGTCTCGACCTCGATTTCCTTTTCGTCCAGCGGCTCGGTTGAGTATTCCGCGGAGATATCCCAGTGCCGCGGTTCGCCTTCGGCTTGCTTGATCTTGAGCGACCTGCATAGGTATCCGGTGAGCAATGGGTGGTACGAAATATACGGCAGCGGCAGAATGCTGTTGGAGATGCCGTATTGGTAGACGGTCGACACACTGTCAGCGTTGCTGCTGGTGACACCCACCCACTCGATTGTGGCGCGACTTGAGCGCACGCCAGCCATGTCCAGCGACGCGCCTGCGATCTGCTTAATGCTGACGACTGCCATTAGATCTCCACCACCTGCAACAGGTTGTTGAGTTCTTGTCCGGCCTGCAGAATTTCCTCTTGAATTCTAGCTTGCTCGCGCATCACATCCAACATTTTCTTGCTGTCTCCGCTGTTGGCTCGCTGGGCCTGAAGAATGATCCTGGCAGCCTCAGTCGACCCACGTTCCGCGGCCGAAAATCCTCCGGACGAGACTGCGGCCCTGGCGTCTACTGCAGGGCTGACGCCATCAATCACGGGCTGCACGCCGACGCCGATTTTCTTCGGGCCCAGGTCCAGCTTTTCGGGAACCTCCGCGAAGATTTCGCGGGCCGAATCACCGATCTCCTTGCGCAACCGTTCGATGCCTTTCTGCAGCCCCTTTTCCATTTTTGTCGGGACGCGCTCGGCAATCTTCGGCAACTCGTCCGCTGCTGCTTTGAATCCGTCAAGCAAGGGTGCAAACACAAAGTTGATCTTGTTGAAGCCGCCGGTCGCAATGTAATCAAACACTTCACCAAATGCCACTCCGGCATTAGTCGTGAGGTTGACGGAAAATCGCTCGAACGCCGCGACCATGTCGCGCAACAGGAAGTACCAATTGGCTCGCACCCACTCGAAATACGCTGGAAAAACAGTGCCAAACGTGTGCTCGATGCCGCCAACAATTTGGCGGAATCCCAGCTCAGTCTCGTAGACCAGAAGCTGGAATGCGCGGCCCGCATTGGTAAATGCAAATATGGTCGACTGCACTCCAAATCGCAGCCCCTTGAGCACACTCTTGGTCAGCCACAGCAACGTGTCCGCTGCCACCTTAAAAGGCGGCTCGAGCGCGCGAACAAGCGGGATGACATAATACCCGATCTCGTTGGCCATCTCGTTCAGCGACGGCAGAATCACCGAGGCAATCAGGTCTCCGACACGGCCCAGCATGTTGTAGGCGATGACAAACGGATCGGCAGTAGCCTGGGCCGCGCCGCCGAATTCCTTCTGCAATTCGGCCATAATGACGGCCTGGGCACCGACAAGATCGCCAGACTTTTGCAGCCCTTCAATCTGCTTTTTCTGCTCCGATGAAAACGAAACGCCGACCCGCTGCAGTGCGGTGACGCCCTTGATCGGATCGTTCAGTGCCTTTCCAATTTGGACTACCGACGCCTGAAGATCCTGCCCCATAACAGCACTAAGATCCTCAGCCGACTTGATTGCCTCCTTGAATACATCGCCCCGAATGTTCGTGAAAGTTGCCAGAACAGCGGCCGAATTGACGACAACATCTCCCGAGAAATTCGCCACTTCTTCGAGCTGGTCGGAGTACTCGACCATCTCCGCGGTTGTGATCCCAGCAGCGCCGCCGGTCGACTTCAGGACGCTTTCAAATTTTGCAGTCGCCTTCTCCATCTTCTTGAATTCGTCGACCAGGAACTTCCCGACCGAGAACGCGGAGAGTGCAATGCTCAGTGCAGCAACGGCCCTTCCGGCGCCGGCAATGGGCGCAATGAAACCCGAGACATCGGCTCTCAGCCGTGCAACAAGCTCATGCGTGTCAGCCATTGCGTGCCATCCTTACGGCGTGCGCAGCCATTTGGTCCGGCGTCATTTCCTGCGGCTCGCCAAAATCCAGGGACATTGCCATTTGGATTTGGTCCGGCGGAGGAAACTTGCTCGTGAAAGCAGACCCAAGAAGCGACGTCTGGACGATCTGTGCGTGGAGTTGGCGCTGCGACTGCCCTGCCATCTGCAGGTACACGTGCAGCTCCACAGCGTCCGCCGGCGTGATCTCGTCCATCACGTCACGCCAGCGGGTGAGCCGACCCTCTGATTCTGCCAGTCGCATTGCCAGCAGCTTCAGTTGGTCGGCCCTCAGTTTTTTGCCAGTGTCTCCGCACTGGGCGGCTTGCTGATCTCGACAATTCGCTGGGCGATCAGCCCAACACGGTCGACCGGCAACGCCATCACTCGCTCAGCGGTGAGCGGCAGACGATCGTGGTCGACGCAACACGCCACGATGATTGCGATCATCGCTGCAGTCGGGCTGTTGGCGGAATTTTTCTCGAACTCGAGCGCCTCACCCAGCGTCATCGACCGGACATAGACCAGCGAATCGCCGAATTCGAACGGCTTCCAACTGTAGCTCCAAGGACTAATTGGCATTGATCTTTGCTCCGTTGAGGCCAGGCTTGTGTGTTCCGTCGCCGTTGTAGCCCGACATCAGGCCGGCGTCGTAGGCCGAGAAATCCGACGGGTGGATGCCGGCCCGCAGGCGTTCCGCGGCATGTTGGGCAGCCGCAATCTGTTCCTCCGACATCCCTGCAGCCACAGCGCATTTTTCGTCGCCGGGGACCGCAACCCCCATCTGAACCAGCATGTACGCCTCCGGATGGTCGACCACTCCGCCGACCTTCCAAACGCGAATCCTGGCTTGTCGGAAGTTGCGTGTGACCACAATTTCCTGCGAATTGTCCAGCACATGGGGCGTGAGCACAGCAGCCGGCGCAAGCTCGAGTCCCTCTTGGGTGATGATTGCGATCATGTGGGATATCCCGGATCTCCAGTGATTTGGTACGTGACCTTCATCTTGACTCCGTCGTCCATTGCGACGGTGACACCCACTTCGACGCCACAAGCCGTGAATGATTGCGTCGTCGATCCGCTGTTGGCGTACGTGATCTGCATTGCATTGGTTGCCGGCGATGCAATCAGGTCCGTGATGAACTGGTGACCCGACAATGCCGGGTCGAAAAACAGTTCCAACTCGCACGTCCCTGGCTCAGAATAGCCAGTCTCCGCCTTGGTTTTGAAAACTCCTGTATCAAGCGACGTCGTGTCAAACGTCTGGCTTGCAGCGCCAGACAGTGACACCGACATCACCTGTGCGATTGCCGTAAGAGTACTGGCAATCGTGTGCTTGACGATGGTCCCTTTACCCTTCACGTAAGCCATTGGTTATCCTCCAGTCCAAACTTGGGACAGTGCGTTAAAGATCTCGTTTTCCAGCGCTGCACCCGCGGCAGCGCGAGACTTTTGGTATCCAGAACGGACGGCGTTTTCGCTGATCAGTGGGGCCATCTTCTGTGTCCCCAAGGCGAACCAGTGGATGTTTTTGCCGGCGATTCCGACGCCGCGGCGTCGGCTTGCTCCGGCGATCTCGCCTTTCACGAGCCGCCCCTTGCTGTCTCGTGGGCGCTCGGCGGCATCACGCTTGATGATTCCCCGCGGCAGCACGATCTTGTTGGTTTTGCCAACGCCGTATCCCGCCTTGGCTTCGACAAGCGTCTTGCGTTTTGCTTTTTGCGTTCCGTAGACCAGTTGACGAATCGGCGACATTCCTCCAGGAATCTCGCCTTGGATTCCCCGCACGATGATTCTGAGCGCCTTGCGAATGCCGGCCCGCAGTGTCTTTCCTTCGATCTTCGGACCGAGCGTTTGGAGCTTGAAAATAAGCTCATCACCGCCAAGCAGGTTGCTTGCGATCTGGCGATTTCCGGCGAGTCGAATTGCAGCGCTCATGATTGCTCGTGCCAGACTTGGAATCGCAACGTTCGAACGTAGTATCTGGTGTCTCGGGCGTCGCCCAGGTGGACCACCTCATCTCGCTGGTCGCGGTAGATCACCTGCAGAATGTTTGTGTTCGATCCGGCCGACCCAGCCCGATCGTCAAGAAATGCAGCGATCGCACTGGCCACAGACGCAGACGACGACCGGGTTTGTCCAACGCAATCAATGTCGACGTCCGCTATCTGGGCCGCAAGAGTGCCATCCATACAGACCTGCGGAGCCGTGCCAGTCAGCTTTACCATCGCCATGGGTGGCACCATTCCCTGCGGCGGATGGTCGACCAGCACCGCCGAATAGCTGATCCCGCCAATGGTTTGGGCTGGTACAGTATCGACGATCGTCGTCTGTGCCAACAGCAGCGTCCTCAGGTCGGCAACCAGTGACATTACCCGGCCCCCGCTGATTCAACACAGGCCAGCCGCACAACCACATGCTTGTCGTCCAGGTCAACCGGCTCACTCGCAATATTGAAAATGCGTGTCCCCAGCACCAGTCGATGCCGCGGGGAAAGCGCTCGGGTGACTGAATCGTATCGCATCAACACCAGGTGGGTAACGTCTGCTGCGACCTGTCCGGCCCGCAGGAATTCGCGGCTTCCTTGGGTCGCAATCGAACACGATCGCAGGGCGTAAGTCACCCAGTTGCCGGCAGCCGTTTCGTCAGCCAGGCCGCTCGAATCCGCAGTGGTGCTCAGCTTCTGCAGCTTGACAGTGCGCGTCAATTCTCCGGCGCGGATCATCGGTAGTCACCCCACTTCAGCCGGCCGATCAGCGAATCGTAAGACAGCTTCAGCGCCGTTGAAATCGTTCCAACGACCTCCGCCTCGCGCGTCGAGTACCATCCAGCGGCCAGCCTCAGAATCGCTTGTTTGGCCATTCCGGGAACAGCCGAAATGGAAGTATGTCCGCACACGAACGTCACCTCGACAGCACCGACCCGCTCGTATGTCGCAGGCCATGTTGCAGTATGCGACTCCACGACAATGGGTGGTACCTCAGCCAGATCGTAGTCGTATTGGGACGAGTCAAGAGTCTGCTGGGTGTTCAACAGGTCGTAGTATTTGATCGATGAAATCGACTGCACCGGGATGCGGTCCAGCTCGATTCCCCAAGGAAAGTCGTCCAGACGAAGCACTCTGGTCTGAGTGCAGAGTGCTCGTCTTGTGTCTGTCTCAACCATCTCCCGGGCGGCTTGAATCAAGCCAGCCAGGTAGTCGTCTTCGTCTCGCGTTTCGATCCGCAGGTGTTGCCTCAGCTCATCGACCGATACGGGCTCTTGCACCGGCCCGACCGTCATGGCAGACGATCGCCGCTGGTCCTCAGTCACCCGTATCGACTCGATGTGCCGTCGCATTACACCCTCAAGATTTGGACTGCGCCGCGTTCGGCGGCGATGACAGGCTGATCCTTGGCGCGAGACAGGATCGCCAGGGCAGTCAGGTACGTGCCGGCAGCGCCGTCTCCGCAGGTCGCGACCAGGTCCAGGTATCGTTTGCGGTTTCGCAAATCGACCTCGAAAATGAAGAATCCATTGTCGTCGGTCGCGGTCGGAAGCGCCGAAGTGGCTCCAGCAATGTCCGCGGAAGTGCCGAAAATCAGGCCGGCCACATCCGCAAATCCGCTGCCAGACGCATCGCTTTCCTGCACCTTGAGCACCGTCATCGCGATGTCCATGGCACCGAGATAGACGATGATCGTGGCGTAGTCGTAGCCAAGGCAGTCGATCGCCGCAGTCGTCGCAGACGCATTGTCGATGATTGCCGCGGGAGGCGTAACACTGACGTACTTGCAGTTTTGGAGATGGTTCATATTACGATCCCGGAGTGCTGAGCATGATCACCGGACCAGCAACAGTAGCGGTCCCAGTCTCGTGGTAGTTGATGTCGATTCGCTCGACTCCGCGAATCGCCAGCAGATCCTTCTCGAAGTAGCGGGAATTGTCGACGTCGATGCGAACTCCGCCGCCAACCCCCATGTGCGCGGCGAGCCGCAGATCACCGAGGTAGCAGAGTCCGTTGGTCGACGTTTGGGCCGTCAGAGTCGAGTTCATCACCTGCACGAACTCAACGGGAAATCCAAGGAACTGAGCACCATAAGAGCCTTGGATATTGGTGACAGTGTTGCCTCCCGCAGCGGCCGCCAATCGCAACATGCTGGAGGCCCAGCCGGCACGACTGATGTACCATTTCGCTCCCGCGACGGCGTATTGCGGGAGCTTTCCAACCATGGCCTCAAAGTCGTCCAAATCAAGGGTTGAGAACGCGGTATTGCCCGCCAAGGCAGTGTACTTGGATCCGGCGAGAGTGCCTTGGATCAGGCCTACCGTACCGCCGTAAGTCGACGTTCCAGTGCCGAGAAACAGGCACGAATCTTCCTTGTCCGCGAAAGCGTAGGCAATTTCGGCGCTCAGCATGTCGGCCATGCTGACGATCGCCTGCTCATTGAGCTCAGCGCTCCACTGCGTCAGAGTCGCAAGCTTTCGCAGCGTCAACCGAATCGAGTCAAACGCCGGATCGGAAGTCGTAATGTCCGATCCCTCGCCAGTGAAGTAAGCCGTGAGCCCCGATTGGTATCGCGGGATGACGATAGTGTCGCTCGCCATCGGCATCACAGTCACGTTGCGCCGGGCGACGCCACGCTCTTCCCTCAGCAGGATGATCGCCCGCTCCATCTCCTCTGGCACGAGAACACCGCCGGCGGAATTCGCGGTCGTGCCCAGCGCTCGGAGCTCTTGGTCGCCAAAGTTGTCCCTACACCAGTCGATCGATTGCTGGTGTCCGTACATTAGCGCGGCCAGCCAGCGGCCGACACGGTGAGCCTCCTGCAGTCCGGTCCGCTGGTCCGTCCCGCGGCCATAAGCCCGGAGAGAGACCTGGGGCGTCGCAATCTCAACTCGAGCGCCGGCTGGCACCAGGACGCCGCGCATCTCGCTCGCCGGCGACTGGCGAGTCGATACGGCTTTGGCGTTCGCCAGCGACTCGAACCGCTGCGCCCGCCTGTCCAACTCGTTGATCTCGGTCATCAGACCGTCCCAGCGAGCCTGTTCCTCCACGGTCAAATCCCGCGGCGTTTCGCCCTCAACCGCAGTCGCATCCAGGATCGACTGCGCCTCCTGAAGCCGCGCCGACCGCTGTTCGCGAATCGACGCCGCCAGTTCGCTTGGTTCCATTTTTGACGCTCCTTCGTGAAAATTTTGAGCGGTCAAAAACTTCGACCGCGAGAACCGAAACACTTACCGCACGAGACTCAAAAGCTGAAGCTGCATCCTCCGTCGCTCAAAGTTTTGATGACTCAAAACCTGATGCGCGCGAAGACCTCGCAGGCCAATTGAAGCATCGGGATAGGCCGGATAAGTCACTGCCGAAACGTCGATCAGCTCAACGTCCAGCAGCTCCCTTGTGGATGTCTTGTAATCCCAGGAATCGCGGATCGCCCGAAACGCAAACGACATCTGATCGATGTCGCCGCGCCTGATTTTTTCGGCCAGACTCACCGCCTCCGGATCGGTCGGAGACAGCATCGCCACCATCCGCAAGCCCCGATCGTCCTCAGTCAGCGACATCGTGCCAGACCGTGTTCGAGCCAATGGGGCCCCATCGTGATTGACCAGGAATCGCACGTCCGCACCGGCTGCAAGAGTACGGGCAAACGCCCCCGGCCTGATGATTTCCCGGAATCCGCCGAGGTCTTCCGACCACGCGCCGAACACCGCTGGGTATCCCACGATCTGAATCGGCTGCGATTCGTCGGCGCGCAATTCCAGCCCCGCGAAGTTCCGCCGCTCGATTGATTCCATGGCTGAATCCTAGGGCTGGACTGGTGCTGGGATTGACGTGCCGGTCGGCCTCCCGGTCGATGCGACTGCGGTCCCAATCGTGATCATGTTTCCGTTGACCAGGTATGCGTCTCCGCCCAATTCTGCGGGGATCGGATCGAGTCCTTCGCGGTCTCGGATTTCGTTCGCCGACATCCACCCGCCTTGGCGGGCCTGATTGTACGCGGCATATCTGGTGCTGAGGTCTACCAGATTCAAGCTATCCAAGTCAAGTTCCGTGTACAGGTCAGGGACACCCACCAGTTTTCGCTGCGCTTCCTGCTGCATCGCGATTGCAATTGGCCGAATCGTGTAGACCCGGTAATCGGCGGCTTGCTGCTCAATGCTGCCGTAGGTGCCACCCTCCAGCGACCTGAGCATGTGGGGCGGCAAGTTGAACCAGCGGCAAATTTCCAGCACCGAGAATCGCCGCTGCTCCAACAACTGAACGTCCGCCGGCGACATTTGGACTGGCGAAAAGGTGACGCCCTCGCCCAGTACCGCCACCGTTCCGGCCCTGTCAGCGCCCCCGTGCACCGCAGTCCATTCGTTCCGAATCACCCGCATCGCCTCCGGGCTGATTCGGCTCGGGTGAGTCAAAACGCCACCAGGTCGAGCCCCATTTTTGAAGCTCGATGCTGCGTAGCGGTCCATCGCCAGAGCAGCGCCGAGACTGTCCTTGGCGCGGCTCAGTAGACCGACGCCGCTCACTCCGTCCTGGCTGGCCAGGGCCACGTGGTACACATCCCGGTATCCGATCTCTGTGACCACTGACCAGTCGGGCGAGTGCACCTGATACGCGATCTGGCCCGTGGCCTTGCTGCGGACGACACTCACTCGCCGCGGGTCCAGCAGCCACAGATTGACCGGACTGCCGGCGGAATCACGCTCGATTTCGGCGAGCATGTTGCCGTACAGGTAGTAGGACGTCAACATCGCCACGCGCCACTGGAACGCCGTTGCCTCCGGGCAAGGCTCGACCTGCAGCAGCCGGCAGAGGGGATGGTTGTGCTGTTCGATGTTGGATTGCCCCTCGCGCAGATAGACGCACCAATCAAGCTGCGCGACAGTCTCCGCGATCGTCCGAATCGCAGAGTAGACCGCGGAGACCCCCAGCACAGTGTCAGTGTTGACGGCCACTCCGGCCCTCGATGTCTCGCCCACGAACCGATCGGACCACTGCATCGTGCGGCCCTCGCGAGGGGCAATCCACCCTGCAATTGTCGATCGGATCCTCGATGCAATGCTCACGTCTGTGCCTCCTGCAATCGCTCCTCCGCAGCAATCTGATCGTACATCGACCAGTTGGCGGCGGAAGAAACGGCTGATCCCAGGGCCATGATGGTCGCAACGATCCCGTCAATCTTCGAGCCGCTGCGCGACTTGTCGGGTCGAATATTATCACTTGCGTCCCTAAATGCGCACACGTTTTCTGCTTCCCACCGAAGAACCGGATCGCCAGTGTGCGCAAAAGTGCCACTCACAATTCGACGTTCGAACTCCTTGCACGGCAGGGCGAAATGCCGCAATTGCTGCGGGAATTCGTGCAGCACTCCAGGATCGACCCCCATGCGCTCGAGCTGCTGGCCCATGATTCGCCCCGGCCCCCACGGGTCGTATTCGATAGACCGAACGTCGTACCTCTGGCACAGCTCGGCGATTCGGTCCCAAATCACCTGGTAGTCCGAGACGTTGCCGGGCGTTGTCCGAATCAGCCCCCTGTCGGCCCAGTTCTTGATCGTCAGCCGGTCCTGCCTGCTGCGGACGTCAACCGGATCCTCCGGCATGATGTGCTCGCAGTGCACGTAGTAGGTGCCGTCCCGCTCCCAGCAGATTGCGATCGCATTGAGGTCGCGAGTTGCCGCCAGGTCGACACCGACCCACGCTGGCTGCCCCAGAAAGTCCTCTGGCCCGAAATCCCGACGACAGGCGTCCCAGTGGCTCATCTGGATCCATCGCACGGACTGTTGAGTCCACTGGTTGAGGTACAGGTTGCGGAACGTATTTTCGGCCTGCGGATTGGCAATCGCATTGCGGCATTCTTCGCGAAGAAACTCCAGGCTGACCGACACTCCAAGGTTTGGATTTGCCTTCGCCCAGACAGATTCGCTCGTCCAATCGTCGTCCTCATCCGCCGCCCAGATCGCAGGGTACAGCGTCGGGTCAGATTCGGGATCGGCCATTGCCGCCAGCGCCCGCTCGTGCATTTCCCAGCAGATTGAACTGCGGTCGTGGCCTGCGGTTGTGATGGCAACCACCAGCGGATTTCGTCTTGCCCCGCGGCCAGAGATCATGGCGTCCCACAGCTCCCGGGTAGGCTGGTTGTGCAACTCATCGAACACGATTCCGTGCGGGTTGCGACCGTGCGCCGTGTACGCCTCTGCCGACGTGGCCTCATACCACCCGCCGTTCGCCGTCGCTTCGATTCGGTACTGCCTCAGTTTGGTTTTTTGCCTCAGATTTTGACTGCCGACCTCAATCATTCGGCGGGCCATCTTGTGGACGATCGAAGCCTGCGCCCGGTCTCCGGCACACGAATACACCTGCGGCCGCTGCTCACCGTCGCACAGCAACAAGAACAGTGCAATTCCCGCCGCGAACGTCGACTTTCCGTTCTTACGCGGAACCTCGATGTAGGCGTAGCGGTAGCGCCGACTGCCGTCGGAATCGCGCCGCCAACCAAACAATTCGCGCACGATCTTGCGTTGCCATGGCTCCAGCACAAACGGCTTTCCGGCGCAGTCGCCCTCAATGTGCACCAACTCCGAATCAAAAAATCTTTCGATCTTGTTGGCGTGCTTCTCCGAGAAATGGAACATCAGTCGTACAAGTCCGTGTTCTTGGGCTGCACTGTTACCTCGACCTGCCGCGGCTTGTCTTGCGCCGCCATTGCGACCAAGACCTTGGCGGCATTGATTCTCACGCGATCGTCGTTGCTGCTGAGTGCCAGCTTCGCCAGGACGTTCGGCAACACCGACATGAGCGCAGGCGGTATCTGCCAGCCCTCCCGCACGGCCCGGCTGATCAGCTTGATGTCGGGGGACGGCTTGTTTGGGTCGATGATTTCGGGCAGGTCGTCAGGCATTTTTGATCAGCCCAAAGCGTTGTGCGGCCTCGCGATTTGGTTCTCCAACGAACCAGAATCCTGCAGTCGTGCGGGTTGTGCTGAGCGACCTGTTGAGCTTCGGGCGATTCCGGTTTCCAATGGGGATGACAGGGATTCTTGGTCCGCGATACATTGACCACAACGGCGATGCGTTCATGTGCCGTACCATCGCCGGGTGAGACGTGATGATGTTGTACCTTTTGCTGGTTGCCACGTAGGCGCTTGCGATCGATTCGTGGACGGCGTTTCCAATTCCAACGCCCTGAAAATCAGGCAGGCAGACCACTCGGTGCGCCCTCCAGTAGGTCAGCTTGCCGACACAACTTCCGACCGAGACAAACGCCGCGTCTCGACCAGCAATGGTTGCGACGTAGCAGTGGGTCGCCTTGTTCAGTTCGGCACTCAGATAGTGATGACGACTGAAGATTGACCACTTGCTGTTGTGACATAGTTGGATTTGGATTTGGATTTGGGGCCTGCGCTGAAGACACCTCCATGTGAATTGATCGGTCGACGGGTCATACAGCCAATCGGGCTGCAGCCAGTCTATGATATCGTAGTGGCACGCGACCGCAACCAGCTTGCGGCCTGAAGCGCGCACCGCCCTAGCGACTGCCGCCGACCCGATCTGCGCCACGGTCCGGTCGACAACGGAAGTGAATTCGTCGACCACGGCCAGCTCCGGAGATTCGGCCAGCGCTCGAGCCAGCGAAGCGCGGAACTGCTCACCAGTCGACAGCGCCCGATACGGTCGCAGCCAGGCCGGCGGGGACGAAAACCCCACGCTCGACAACAACCCAGTGACGTCGCGAATCCCCATTGTCGACGGGAACGCATCGACGATGGATTTGGATTCGGGCCACTCCAATTGCGTCGGCGGCCCGAACAGCCGCTCAGCCAGAGACGACTTGCCGCATCCAGACGGCCCCACGATCAGTCCGATATTCCACGGCCGATCGTCGATCGGCAGATCGACAGACCACCGGCGGACACTGTTCGTTTCGGACCGCATGTCGAACATACCCTCGACCTGCATCACGCGAGCGGTTCGCTCGACAGGACAAGACCTCACGAGATCAATGCGCGGCACGTGTGGCCCTCCCGGGTCAATTGCTCCAGAGTGCGCAGCTGGTGGTCTTCGCCCTCGCACTCGACAATCACGTTCCACTGGCCCGGCACGTCCACCGGGTCGCCAGAACCAAGATCGTCTGGTATCACTCCAGCGTCCTCCGCCAGCCCAGTCAGCATATCGGCCAGGTCCTGATTGCCGACCTCGACCTGTTCCAACAGCTCCCGCAACGCATCGGCGTCTGCCTCAGCCATTGCCGACAGCGGGTCGTAGGTCGCCAGCAGCTTGTCGCCCTCAGATTCCGACAGGTCCAACACCAGCACCGGGATCTCCAACTCGCCCGACACATCGGCCCGCAGATGGCCGTCAAGTATCAGCAGCTCACCCGACTCAGTCTCGCGCGCGAGCACCGCGCCAGCGAACCCGATCTCCGACAGCGCCCCCTGCAGGGCGGACTTCTGCGCGTCGGGATGCCGACGCCAGTTGCGGGGATTCCGCAACAGTTCGGCCGCCCGCACTCGGCGCAGCTCAACAACCCGATCTCTGATCGTCGCCTTGCTCATTTTTTCACCATCCTGTGATCAATCTGCGCGCAGCCCCTGCCCCAGAAGTCTAAAAAATGTGTGCGCGAC